GCAGTGCCATCATGCGTGTGTCCTGAACTTGCAGCAAATGCCGCTAATAACTGATTGAACTCGTCATTAGTGTGTGCGGCTGTTATAACATCTCCGTCAGTGTACGTAGACTGTCTTGTGTATGTGTCACCCATTTATCGTCTTGCTCCTAATTGATATTCTAGCTGAAACCCTTTTAGTGAATAGGGTGCAGTCTGCCCATCATCTTCTACTCTTAATGCAACCGCAAACCCTGAACCCTCAACTGATTGTCTAACTAGAGGTTGTGAAGCACCAGCATAAATTGGTACACCGTATGTAGACGTACCGTAAATAGCAACAACATCAGATGAGTCTAACGGATAGGCTGCAGGTCTAGCTGAATCTGGGTCTTCATAATCGTATCTTAATAATAAATCTGCGTCTATTGCTGCTTCAGGTTTATAATTAAGTATAACCCTCTGCATATGTTTTCGTATTCCTGGGTCGTCAAATGTTAAGTCAGGACTTCTGTAACGTCCTAGTATAATTTCTCCGTCAAATGTGTTACCGGACTCTTGTCTATATATGTAACCACCTGAGTATGCGCCATGTAAAACAATTACGTTGCCCTCATCAACAAAACTATCCGTACAAGCTGGTCGTATACCTCGTATCTCAGAAAATTCAAACTGTTGTCCTTTTAAGACACAGATAACACCTTTAGTTTGGTTTTCAGCTACAGTGCTTTTAGTAAAAAAAATTCTGTATTGTGTCTTGTCAGGGATTACAGTAGAATCAAACTCTGTTGCACTAGATAAATTATCGTTAAATATAGACTGCACATTAGAACTAATTGTACCTAACTCAACGTCACCAATTCTTGCAGTACCAGCAATAGTTCGTAATCCATCGGGGCCTAAAAAGATTAAGTCACCAGCAAATTCTTGTATTGTATCTCCGTTTACACAGCCAATGTTTCGTGTAACAGGTACAACAGCAAAGTTAGAACTTGATGTTCCTGATAATTTAAATATACGTGTCTCACAAAATACAAATAAATCTTCACGGAAAACTTTAAGTCCTACTACCGTGTCATCAACTTTAAAACTACCAGCACCTGAACCACTACTAAAAGCATCTTCGTCAAACGGTTGGCTAAATACAACTTCTTGTTTAGTTGTTGACTTACCTGCGTAAAACATATGGTCTTTAAATGAAGCAACAAACTTAGCACCAGCGACTGTGCTATCACTTACATCTGTAGCAGCTAATGACGAGTTAAATACTGTAGGGGCATTTACACCGTCAACAACAACTATCTTATCTGTGCCGTCAAAGTTAAATCTTTCAAAGTTATATTTGCTTGCGCTTGTTCTACCTGAATCTCTTGATGTCCAACTAGAACCACCAGGAGTTGCACTATATATACTAGTACCTCTAGCAGCTAATACAACATCCGCAAACGAAGCAACCATCAATATTTTTTCTGATGCAGAAGACGTAACAGGTACTATAGCACTGACGTATTTAGAAAAACCATTTATACGTCTGTAGCCACCTTGAATATCTGGCTCAAAGTTACGTAGCTCTAATGCTTCTCCTGGTTGCATCAAGAACGTAGACTTATTTAAAACTAAGCCACCCTCACAATTAAATGCTGCAGGGTTTGTTTGTGAATTGTCTGGCATTAATTTACTCTAAGTGAGGAGCTAAAGCCACCCCTTGCATTACCTGGTAAGTATGTAGATCTAATGTATTCAAATTTATTAACTAACAAAGTTTGCATATTCTTTATGCCCTGTTCAAACCTAGTAAAGTTGATACCATACTGCTGTACTTCTCCTCTATACTGATACACAAAAGAAGTTGCCCCGTCAACAATAACAGCAGCAAAACGATCAGGAATAGTTGTAGTATCCCCGTGCGCTGTCATATCCGCAGGGAATGTAAAGTAGTCAAACTTTACAACGTGAGATTTAGTAGGGTATGGGTAAAATAAATAATTATTATCTAAGGTGCGTACAACGTGTGTGGGTACACCACCGTCATCAAACTGCGTCACAACTACACCACTGCTATGTGCCGCAGCAGTTGTGCTATTTGCACCACGAGTACATCCTGTAATGTCATTACCACTGATAGCAGTATAAGTAACTTCTTCGTTGCCTATATATACTTTACCAGAACTATCTAAACCAGTAGTTGATGTAAGTGTGAGAGTAGCAACCGAATCTGAGTGAGAACCATTTAAGGTTGTAGATATAATTAAGTCTTCTTGATCTACGTGTTTATTAATATAATCATTGTAGTCAAGGATGCCCAGTTTACCACCGCTATTGCCTAGTGTGTCATTAGCTACTATTCTAAATGTATTGTAGTCAACTACTTTAGTTGAAGTAGGTAACGCATACCTTACAACACCTGCAGTTAATGTTTTACTTTCAGTAGCGTGGTTAAAGGGGTAATTAAATTCTCTTTGATTTATATATCGAACTGCTTCATTAATAGCAGTCTTAGCTTGTGTTTGTATTCCTCTAGCAGATGTAAAAGTAGAGGACGTTAGCTCTACTTCATTTAACCTTGCTAAAACTTTGTTCGTTAAAGTTAGATAAGTTTCTGCCATGTATATAATCTTTCACATAAATGAGGTGAAGGGGCCAGTTAAACCAGCCCCCTCATATATTTTATATGCTGTCTCTAGCAACTTCAGCAGCGGATGTGCTGCCTTGCTCTGAAACATCCATTAGTAGAGCGTAAACTCTAAGTTTACCTGCTGTAAAGGTAGCACCGTCACCTGCAAAAACAAGGTCTAGTGTATCTGCTGTAGCAAGAACAACTTCTGCTGAAGGTGTTACACTTGGAGCGTATGCACCATCTGAAGCACCATCAATGTCAAATGCTGTAACATATTCGTCAACGTCTGCTGCACCCAATGTTATAGTAGCATTTGTACCTGTGTTCATTGTTGCGCTTTCGACAACTTGAACACCTGCGTGAAGTATATGAGTGTTAGCTGGTAGTGTAATACATTGTACTGTATCTGGTGCTGAACAATCAATAGCTTGTGCAGTCAAGTCAATTATTAGTTCGACTTGATACGGCATACGGCCTCTGTTGGAGTTACCTGTAGCAGGAAGTAAAAGTGATGTTATAGTAGCCATTTTTTATGTCCCCCTACGCTGCGTTATATTTGGCGTTAACAAGAGCTTCTGGTCGAAGAATCTTTCTGCCATATAAGTGCATCCCACGAACAATATCGCTGAATGAATCGGGGTCCCGATATGACTCAACTTTATTGATCTGTTCTGCGGTTGCAACTGCACTATCGTGTCCAGCAACAATAACCCCGAAGTTTGCATTTTGGTTTGCAGAGCCAGATGTTCCTGGTCCAGTACCTACTGCAGGTAGATTGTTAGACTGATATACACGGAAACCGTGCAAGTTGTTTAGTAATAGACCGTTTTGAAGACCTGATCCACCGAAGTCTGAATTTAGAAGACGTGAATCTTCATCTTTCAATAGTTCGATAAATACAGAATCTAAGCAGATCCATCTGTTACGAGAGTCAACATTTTGTTGATCAAGTAGTCTCGCCATTCTAGCAATTACCTGTAAAGGTGAAGCTGTGGCAGTTGGCTGTGCAGTTGCACCACCAAAACGAGGTACAAGAGGAATCGAATGATCTCCTGCAGAACTTGTTGTGATGTTACCAAAGCTACTTTTGATTAGCTTCATACTAGAAAGTAGTTCGTCTGTACCAGCAGTAGATACTGCTACAGATCCATTTACAGTTGCGTTAACTGTATCTGCGTCAGCGTGTAGCGAAGACTGTTTGTAACCAGCTAGGTATCCAAGAACGTCTTGGTCCATTTGGTCAGCTAATCTGTATGCTGCACGATCGGTTGCGAGATTCATAAAGTCAATGTGACTATGCGCTTCTTCAATATCATCGATTTTAAATGCAAAGTAATTTGATTTATCGACAGTAAGTTGAAACTCTTCGTCATCAAGATCCTGCGGCAGTATTGTAGTACCACGAGTGTACGCCTTTACTGAAACTTCAGGTTCTTTCATTATTTTTACTGTATCGCCTTGGTTTGCTATTTCACCAAAGTAATCGTTATTGGTTATAGCATTAGCAACGGCAGACTTGCGAAATGCAAGTTGTACCTGTTTGCTGTAGATAATGGGTGAAAAATTACCGTTTGGTAAATTACCGTACCCACTTGCTGAAGAAAAAGCCATTGTATAAAATCCTCCGTTAAGATATGGCTATGTGAAGTAAACACAACTTATATCCACTAAAGGGGCCTGTCGTTTTCTAGGGTGCAATTTAAATTTAAGGCTGGCCTGCCTTGTTTTAAACTGGGCCTATACTTGATAGGGTAGTTCTTTGCGGCTTAGTGTTTGGTGAAACACACACATAAAAATAAAACAATTCATGTATATGCGTATAGTTATACTTACAAAATTCTAAGTGTCAAGTCTTTTTTGACATATCGTAAGTAAACTTGCCCTCTCGAATAGCTGTCATAATCTCATCTGATCTTTTAGCATATTCTCTAGGGGACATTCGGTTAACAGCAGATTCACTAAGGTATTTTTTAGATTGGTCTGCTTCTGGTGTACTGCGAGTTCTCGCATTTACAGAAGATGCTGCTGCTTTATCTGATTTAGGTGCTTTATTTATACCTTTATCTTGTTTGTACAAGTCAATAACACGAGCAACAGATTTAGCATCGTCTTGATTTTCGTATAGAGCATCCTTAACCCATTTAGGTTGTTCATCTGCCCAGTTATGAAATTCATCACCACTTCTAATTGATTCAAAGTCAGGGTGAATACTAATTAGTTCAGCTTCTGCTTTTTCTCTAATTGCATCTGCCCGTACTTGTTCGAACTCTTTCATTCTGCTTTCTAGGTCACTAGATCTTTCTGTTGCTTTTTTATCTGCAATGGACTCTACTATCGCAGCAACATCAGGATGCTGTCTTGCCCATGCATCAACTTCTTCAGTAGACTTGGGTAGAACAAGTTCATTCTTTGATGCAAGATTAAGTTGAGACTCTAGCTTTTCTAAACGAGACTGCATTTCTTTTTCTTTTTCAGATGTATGTCTACGTAAATCACCGTAGCGTTTTTTAAAAGACTTTTCTTCTGCAGTTAACCCTTCATCTTCGTCTTTAGTTTCAACTTTGTTTAAAGGGTGTTCGTCTGATATATCTTCTTGAGTTTCTACTTCAGGACTACGCCCTGCGTCTTTCATTAGCTGATCCAGTTCTTCTTGATCTTGTACTGCACGAGCTATGTTTCTATTGTGGGAGGGGGAATCTACCTTAATTGGTATTTCTTTTTGGACTGCTACTTCCGACATGAGTTACTCCTTTATGTTGGGGCCAGCAAATTTACTGGGTAGCCTTATTGTTGTTATCGAGTTGTTTTTGTAGCTATTTATCTAACCTTTTCCAGAAAAGGCTGATCCTGTTAATATTGCTCCAAATGCTAAATGAAACAATCCGCCCCCCATAAGCGTAAAAGGTTGATGCTGACCTGTTAGCTTTTTCATTAATTCCATCTGCACCATAGGCTCTGTAGTGGAATTTATTATTTCCATAAACTGCGATATGTCTGGCCTATTAAGTCCGTACCAAATGGGACAGAACATAAAGTCATAAAAACATATAAGCAGATAAAGTATTAGTGTCGTCCATCTCCACGTCATCGTGGACTTTTGTTGAGCTGTTAACTCTTTGCCCATTTAAATGCAGGGATCGGTACACATAGATTTATCTACGCCATAAAAAACAGCAATTGCAACTATGACTAATGCTAGTCCTATCCATATCCATTTATTTTTCATTTACTTTTCCTTTTTTTAGTTTTGCGTTTTGAAGCAAGACCACCCGTATTGTATCCTGAACGTCCCCGTCCTGTTCCTCCAAAGCCACCTGCAGTTGCGCCAGAACCTCTACTTGTTCTACCACCAGTAAAATCACCTGCATTACTACTATCTTCGTTATCTTCGTCTTTAGGCAAAGACCTAACAAACTCATCTGCTGGCGTTGGCTGCCCTACATCTGTATCTGTAATTCTAGGGTCGCTACCAGAGTCTCCTTCAAAGTAACCAGGTAAAACAGTAGATGGAGTAGCACTAACAGGCCCTCCTATAATTTCTTGTTCATACGTGCGAGGGTTTTCATACATACTATATAATGAGTTTCTTAGTTGTGCAGTATATACGTTAGGTACTATTCCTGCTTTAACAGCATCATCATCTTGAGCATTTACTGCTGATTCTACTGTTGCTAAAATTTCATTTACTTTGGTTGGATTAGCCTCTGCTAGTTTTACTATGTTAGATATATTGTTTGTTTGATTTGTTTCTAAGTCGTAAAAATTAAAAGGGTTGTCAGGTACTGCGTCTTTTAATCTTTCCTCAAGGCTCATGCCAGACCCTCCCATGTATTGAAAAGCAGGATCGTAGTTTAAAGAAGTTGGATCTGTTTTATCTTTTTCTGGTGGTAAAAGAACATTTTCATTTCTCATGCTGTCTCGTAGTCTATCCGACTTCAACGAAGACGCTAGTGACTGCCTATCTCGTTGTATTTGCGCTAATTGTTCTCTTTCAGCAGCGTCTCTAAGACTATCTCTTCTGCCATCTGACGTAGAGACAGGGCTAGGGGAAAACACACCTTCCGGATTTCTTTCAGGAAGAGCAGGTAAACTCTCTGTTGTTATTCTTGGTAGTGTTGTAGACATAAGAGCATTTTCGTTTCTCATTTTGTCCCGTGTTGCATCTGTAATTGGCGTAACATCTTTTGGCGCAACAGAAGAAATAAGAGCATTTTCGTTTCTCATTTTGTCCCGTGTTGCATCTGTAATTAATGCTGGCGCAGCAGTAGTAGATGGCGGAGGATCAAATGCAAACTCATTTGCAGAATCATATTTTCCTGATAATACTCCTGGCAATGTTACCTTCGTTCCAGCTAAAGCATCTGCTACCGCTGAGTCTAACGCCCCTGTTTTAAATCTATCTTTAAAATACTTGGTCCCAGATAATCCTACTGCATTTCCATTTCCTTTAGTCTTTTTATCTGCTGTTATAGTAGACCCAGTGACTAAGACGTTTTTACTTAAGTTTGCGGTATTATTAGCTAGGTTATCTGCTAGTGCTATAAGTTCGTCTCTTTTCCCCCCTTCAATACCATCTAATAGGTCTTGATAAAATGACTTCATATTTGGATCAGTACTTATAGCTTCAGTTTTTTCTGTTAGGTAATCTATAACTTTTTTCTCTTGTCTTTTACTGCCTAAGATTACAGCAATTTTAGAATTAGATACTGCATTATAAATAGGAGTTTTAGCTATCTCTGCGGCAAACTGAGCTAACTGAGCAGCGTTCATTTTTTCTAGGTCTCTAGCAAATACTGCTGGTTCGCCTCCTGTTTCATCGTCACCTGGAGGAGGAGTTGTAGAAGGAGCTACAACAGGAGTAGTAGTAGCTACACCTTCTTCTGTGTACCCTGGTGGTACAGGCGGAATAGCAATACCATTAAGAAATCTAATAAATAGTCTTTGTCCTGCGTCATTTATAAATGTTTTAATAATAGATTCATTTGTACCTGGTAATACCGCATCCGTAATTCCTCCCTCTTGATAACCTCGAATCATACCTCCCATATTAGCTGCTACGGGCGTGTTGTCTTCATAAACATTTAATTCGTCTACTGAAAAAGGAAAATCTATATTGTCTTCTACAGGTTCTCCCCCTATGCGGTTATTTTCTTCTAGTCCAGCAAGTTCTGTTTTTGCTTTGTTTCGTAAATCTTCAAAGAACTTTATACCGTAGTACTGTAAGACATCTGCTGGCACAACATATTCACCTTCACTTAATCGTGCAGGTATATCATCTCTAACTTCAGACGGCAAAGCACCAGGCGGTACTTCATTACCACTTACAGGGTCTATTCTTGGAGGCCGTTCCCCAAATGCCATTTCAGTTTGTTCATTTAATGCCATTAATTTTATCCCTTAAATATTTTAGTTGACGAAACGCAATAATAGCACCCTGCGCTCTGTGTATTTCAATAGAAGTACTAGCCTGTTCTAAACTACGATGTGCTAAAGAAATTCTAACTTCTAGTTCTTTAGTAAAGGCATCCCACTCATTTTTGTTGTTTACAAAAGTTTTAAGCGACATTGCCAGTAAATCCTTCTTCACCTGGAGCCGGAGCCATTCCTGTTCCTACTTGACCACCGCCACCGCCTGTTGCATCCATTGCGTCTGCTCCAGCTACAGCTTGAGGTGCGCCACCTGGAGGTGCAGGAGGACCCATACCTTGTTCTGGTTCAGGTGCTGGCTTTTGAAAGTTCTTCAGTAACTCAGCTTGAATAGCGGCATCTTGCAGAGAGTTTGTAACTTTGTCAGGGTCTAAGTCCATGCTCTTAGCTATCTCTCGAATGATGTAATCCATCTTAGCAAAAGGTGCTAGAGCTGGGTTTTGTACTGTACCTAAGAACTGCATTAGTCGTTGACTACGTACCTCATTAGCCATTAGGCTTTCTGTGCCACTAGCTTTAACTTCTAGGTCACCTCGAATGTCAGGATCAAAATCAAACTGCATGTTAAAAGCAAAGAACGCTTTACCCATAGGGGCAATAAGATAGTCGTCTACATTTTTAACTACAGAGCGTATGCTACCATTAGCGGCTGACATCAACATAGATATACCTGAAGCAGTACGTCCTACACCTGACACTCCAGTCTGCCCGTGAGCAAAGCTAGGAAAGCCTGTGCTTTCATCAGCCAGTACTCTAGCTTTATCAAACAACTGCATATTTTCCCCAGCTACGTTAGGGAACTTAGTGCCAAACAATGCTTGACCTGGCGCGCCACCTTGACGACGAAATACTTTACCAGGATATACTGACATGTCTTGACCAGGCACAAGGTTGGTTTCATCAACCTCGATAATAAGATTACCAGATAGCGCAGCATTATCAATCGCCATACGCATAAAGCCGTTCATTAGTGTTTGGGTATCGTCCATGTTTTCGGCAATACCTACACCAAAGAAACTATATGGGTTGTGTTCAAATGGAACAGCGTAATATGGGATACGTGCAGGTTTAAATGGGTTTAACACCATTCGTAGCACTTCTCCATTGCAGCACCAGATGTTGCAGTTCACTTCTGGTAAATCTTCTAATTCTTTAGGGATACTAACACCGTTTTCTTCGAGGATGTTTGTATCAACAAATCCCCAAAACTCTAAAACTTCCCAGCGTTCTGATGCGTTATGTTTAGCATCATCATCTTCCATATTCATTTCCCAGTGCTTTAATGTATAATCAGCACCTACATCTATTGCTTGTTCAATACCATCAACCATAAAGTATGGACGATTTTTTAAAGTTCTTAGTTGATTACGAGACATCTTGTGCCGTTCAACTGTATATTCTGCATCGTCCATACTAGTAGCTTCTGGGTCAGGATAAAAATTCCACACAGATACATGGTTAGTTGCAGGCACAGTCTTAATAAGAGGATCATAATCCCCTTCTTCCGCCCAATTAGGGTATTCTTTATCTATTGCAAACGGACCTTTCATTACACCTGTACCTAACAGGGCCATTTCAAATGCCATGCTACGAAGATGTTTTGATGCTCCAGATTCAATTAGTTGATCGTGTATTTTTTTCTCCATCTTTTTAGCTGCAATCATAGCAGGATGGAAAGTTACAGTACTAGCAGTGCCTCCTGTACCTTCAATAATTTTTTCACTGACACCCGAAAGTTTTTCTGTAACTCCTCCTAGACGTTTTTGTAAGTCTAGAATTGTTTCTCCTGGCTCTAATTTTGTGTCAGGACCAATTATAAAGGGTTCTGGAGGCGTGTCTGTAAAAGCTTTTTGAAGTGCGCCAAAGCCTTCTTCTGCAGCCGGGTCTATATTGATATGTACTGACTCACTAACACCGTCAGGTAAAACAGTAGGGTCCACAGATAAAGGGAATTTGTTATTACCAAATAGAACATCAATGATTTGACCATATGCAGCCAGTGTCTTAGTCTTTGTGACTTTAACAAATACACGAGACTTTTCCGTTTCAGTGAATTGTACATCTGGTCCATATAAGCCTCTATAGTTTCGATATGCTCTTAGCCATCTTTCCTCGTCGCCTTCTCTAGCATCTTCTGCTCTTTTAAATCGTTCTGATACAAAAGAAACAACCGCATTAGACGAATCAAAGATTTTATCTTCAGCATCTTTTGCAGCTACTACATCGTCTGTCTCGAATGAAAGGTCATCTATTTCTGCCATATTTAATATCCAAAGCTAGGATCAGCCGCTTGAAAGCCTGATCGTTGTGTTGCTGGGTTAAAGTCCCATATAGAACTTCTAGGTCTTGTCATAATTCCGTACCGCAGAGCGTCATAGAGGTGATCTTCTGCATTAGTATCTACGTCTTCTGGGTTACGTTTATCTAATGGTATAGCAGGTAGTTGTGCTATTGTGTGGGTACATGTAGACATAAACACTATTCGTGGTTTTTCTGTAAACTCATCTACCTGTAAACGCCTGTGTAGTTCGTTCTTTCCTGATACCCTAGAGCCTTTTGATCTATCGGAGGGTCTCCATCTGCACCCCTTCATATTCATTTGTTCAGCTAGGCTAGGACCAGTATCTCCTCTATTGTGCCATAATGAACTATCAAGAACTCCATATCGTATTGTGCCGTCATCTCGTTCTGCGTCAAGTATCATATCAGCTAAGTCTGTTGCTGTAACTTTAGAACAATACAATTCTCTGTATATTACTAGTGACTCATCTGGTGCTACAGCTAACCAAACAACTCCTGTATGACTTCCGTATCCATAGTCACACGCTCTAAACTTAGTCCAGTTAGTTGGTATCTTATATGGATCAACTACGTGTATCTTTCTATTAAACTCAGGAAACGCTGCACCTTCATTTACATCCCAGTTACCCTCAAGTAATTGCTTTCGCTGATGTTCAGGTAGAGAGAGAAGCATTGCTTCGTAGTCTCCGCTTTCAGCTAGGTAGGGATTGTCAAACAAACTAGCAGGAATAAACCTGCGTTTAAATAAAGGCTGTCCTTCTTTCGTGTGGCCTTTAGGAAATCGTATCTCTTCGCCTGTCTCTATGTTAGTAGCCCAGAAAGGTTCTCTTAGTGGTGACGGGTCTATAAACATTTTCTTAACCCATTGATGTCCTAGACCACCTGGGTTTGTTGTCGCCCTCATATACAAACCTAATTCGGCTGCACTAGCACTACGCAAACGAGACCTCATATAGTCCCAAGCGTAGGGAGAACTCCACTGTGTTAATTCGTCAAAGCCAATCCAGTTAAACGCCTGACCTTGATAACGTGTAACATCCATATCTTTGTCGAGGTACGACATCCAAAGTCTACCACCTCTAGGGGAGATCCATTGACTTTTCCTCTCAGACCATTTGATACCTGGTACTGCACGAGGGTATAGTTCTTGGCTTTTTTGTATAAGTTCACGTAGTTCCTCAGTTGTGTGTCTAACTAGTAGTCCACTAAAGTTAGGGCTGTTTAATCCATGTAGTGGATCAGCTAACATAGCGTAAGATTTACCGCCACCTGCAGCACCACCATATAAAACTTCTCGTTCTGATGATGATAAGAATTCTGTTTGTGGCCCAGCGTTAGGTTGAAAAACTATGTCTTGTGCAACTTCTGTGTCAAATGGGGCTGCCATTGGGACAGCAGGAAGCAACTTACTTTGTTTCGGGGTTTCTAATGGAGTAGGCTCCAACACAACCTTCTTCGAGCTTTTCGATCTCTTGTAGCGTTTCTTGGAGGCGTTGGGCAAGTCGCTTTTTAATCGTAGCTGCTTTCTTACGTTTTCGTTCAATAATTACTCTTTTCTTTAAGCCCATATGGGAGATGCTCCTCCCCGTTTGTCTTGTTAGCCACTGTGCCACATCTCTAATACTGTATTGTTTTAAATGTTTTTTGGCTAATTCAAGTGCTTCTAACTCATGTACTATTGGTTCTAATAGTCTTTCGTTTTCTGGATTAACTTTATAGCCAAAAGGAATTTGTCTTGCACAAACTCTAGCCACTGTGTGCCAGTTTCTTTCTTGTCCCCTAGCAGGTTTAGGTAATTCCCAAAATCCTAGTGTGTCTCGTTCCCAAGCTTTTATTCGTTCGTACCTTCTTTAGCTGGCAATATAAATACACCTCCACCAGAAGAACTTACGTCTACCCGGTCTACTTTTCCTAGTCCTGCTCTATCTAACAAGTCTTTAGCAGCAGACATTTTATCCCTTATACCTAATTCAGTTGGGTCATACAATGCATTAGTCATAGCTATTGCTGCTTTAGGTGCAGTACGAGCAAAGTAAGAACGAGTAGCATCAGCTATCTCGTCCTTTAATGCTTCAACAACTAATCTAGTTGGGGTATTATCGCTATACCCTGCAAGTTTTTTTGCAGATACAACATCACCATTAGCTTCATCAAAAAGTACTTCAAGAAACTTCTGTTGATTTTCTGTTAGTTGTCTAGCCATTATTTCTTTTTCTTTCCTGCCATGTAGTTAGGCACGTTTAGATCTTTCTTTTGCTGCCTTCGTAAGATCTTTAAAGTGAACCACGGTTTTAGAACCTTTAGTATGAGTTTTACCAGAGTGTACGGAACCATCAGGCATTTTATGAGTACCCCCATTATGCTTTCTCCCATCTTTAAAATAATGTTGTACGCCTTTTGCCATACTATTTTTTCTTTCTTGTTTTCTTTACCATACCACCTTTATTCATATAACCCATTTTGTTACGTACAGTTGTAGGTAGTTTTTTTAGTCCTGCTTGTTTAGGTGAAGGTTTTTTCAAAGCCATATTTTTATCCTTTATTTTTTAGCTTTTCTGTTAGGGGGATTAGATGCTCCAGCTTTAGCCATGCCACCTTTGTTGTACCCCATAGATTTTTTAGCCATACCGCCACCCATCATCTTCATAGGTTTCTTAGCCATACCGCCACCCATGTATCCCATAGATTTTTTATCTTTTTTCTTCATGCCCATCATTGTATTAAGCCTTTCCTGCTTTTTTGTTTCTTGGAAACGATCTGTTTTTGGATGCCTTTTGCACCCGTAGATTACTTTTTCGATTGTCTAATGGATTGCCATTCTTATGGTCTACATCTTTGCCATCGCCTTTTTTAACTAGGCCTGCCTTTGTAGCCATTCGTCTAGCCTTGTTACGACCAACACGTTTAGCTATTTGTTCTGGTCTGCTTTTATAGTTAGCATTTTCTTTTTTATAATTACGTGGAGCCATTTTAAGTATCTACCTTTGTATTAGCTTTGCCCCAATATACACATTTTTTATCTGCAATTACCAAATCAGGGTATTTTTTTTCTAAAAAAGGTATACCAACTTGTTGCATCCCCGTGTAACACCCTATTTCAGTTTTAAAGACTGGACCGCCATAAGTAGCACATTCTAAGGTAATCATAGAGCATAAAAGAACTAAAGGGCTAAACATCGTTTATTTCCTTAATGATTTAGCCCCAGAACACTTCCACCGTTTTCGGGACAAGTTATTAGGAGTATTAGGATCATTTTGTTTCTTTTTAGAAAGACCTTTTTTTATTCCTAGGCTTCTTGCACAGTAACTATCCCCTTTAGATGTACCTGCACGAACTCTTGGGCCACCGCCTTTAGCTTTTCCTGCTTGCCCGTAGCTAACCTTCTTGCCTGACGAGGTTATCTTAACCTTTGCCTTGCCTTTTCGAGGTGTTGCCATGATTACCTCCGTGGCATCATAAGCATACTATACATCATATCTTCAGGTTGCGTCAAGTTATCTATTACTTTTTTTTGCATACCATTATTACCGCGTAAATCTTTGTTACCAAAGCGTTCTGCAGTATTATCTGACTTTTCATGGTGTCCGCTGCCTACACAACGGAAGTCTTTTTGGTTTTTAGTTGAATAATACATATTAATTTCCTGCCAAAGGGTTTAATAGAGCTTTTTTGATCTTATTGTCTAAATTTAACTCTAAAGTTTCTATTTTAGTGTCTAATCTGTCTATTTTAGCGTCCATACGGATCTCAAAAGCGTTAATAACACCCCTTACATCCTTTATGTTCTGTCGATTACGCTGTTCTTGCTCTGCCATATCTTTTTCGACTTGAGATAACGTACTTTTTACGTCTAAACTCTGGGCATCTATAGATGTTTCAACGTCATCTATGTCTAATTCAATGCGATCTTCCTGTTGATCCATTGATGCTTTAACAGAATCTAGTTTATCGTCTACTCGAAGCTCTGTTGCGTCCATTAATCCTTCAATAGCTGCAACATCGTCTTTTAATCGTGTCTCTTGTTCTTCTACTGCAGCCTCAACTACAGCTAGATCATCTTTTATGCGTTGTTCTTGCTTATCCATACTCGATTGTATGCTTGTCAAGTCTTCTCTAAGCTCGATCTTTGAGTCGTGGACACTAGCGGAGACATTACCTACAGATGCTTTGATTGAATTGACTTGTTCTCTAATAACTTCATTGACAAGTAAGTCAGCTTCTTTAAGATTATTGAACTGTTCGCTAATAACAGCTAGTTCACCCTCAACCATAAGCATATGATTTTCGATGTGTGACAAATCGGGAGATACAAAGTTAGCTATCTTTTTTTCCATAGAAAGATAACGCTGATACGCCTCGAATCCACCCCACAAGCCACCAATAATAGTACCTATAAGTGGGATAATAAGTAGGAGCTTAGAGCCACCTACCTTAATTCCTTTATACTCTACTTCAGCCATTAGACTTTCCTATAGGGTTTAGTTTTTTTAGATATTCTTTTAGGTTGTTTGCTGAACTGCTTACCCTTTTTAGTATCTTCTCTTTTCTTACGGGTAGTTGCAGCATACTCACTGCTAGATAAAGATTTAATGGCACTAGACGGTAAATACCTTTCGCCAGTTTTGCTCGAAGGTTTACCACTTTTAGTGCGCCATTTCTGTTTAGACCAAGATTTTAAACTCTGCTGACTAGGCTTTAGTGCCACTATGTGTACCCTCCGCCTTTAGCTTTATATTGTTTAGCCAGCATCTGGGCTTTACGCCCAGACCACTGACCAGGATTACCACCCTTGCTTCCTGATTTTATGCTGCTAAATAACCGTTTACGCATTGTTGGTTTAGTATAATTACCAGCCTTGTTTACCGTAGATTTCTTTTTAACAGCCATATCTAACTACTTACTCAAACGGAGTTGCTAATGTAGCGTCACCAATTAGGTATGCCGCACAGTGCCAACGAGTAGCGGATTGAGCAGTAAGTGTTATCATACCGCCAGAGAGCCAGCCTTGTTCTATTTCTCCTAAATCAATAGTATCATCGTTACTTTGATCAGGTATAAAAGTGTTGGTGTCGCCAGCAGTTGCTGGGTCAGACAATATAGCAAAACCAGAATACAAATCTGCTGTCGCACCTGTATTAATCTTTCCTGCACCCGTGAATGTTGTGCCAACGATAAATGTGTATTGCTCTCCACTTGCTGCTGCAGTTAATTCAGGTAGAGTTACAACAATTCCTGCTGCTCTACTCAAAATAAAAGTAGTGCCAGATTGAGCTGCTGTTACTGTGTATGTTGCATCTGTAATAGTGACGACATTTGCCTTACCAGTTATTGCACCAGTTACAGATAAAGTATCATCAAATGAAACTGTTGTTGGCATTTTTTCTATGCCTTGATACATTGTAGTATTTGCCATTGTGTATATTCCTTAATTTAATTTATTGGTTATATTGACTGTCCACGAGGGCATCCATCTTCACGTTAGAGCCTCCAAACATGATAAAAGAAGCGAAATTATTATCGCTTATTTGGGTGTCAGGTACAATCAGATCAGAAAAAAATCCTGGTGTATCTTGAATTAATTTCTGGTCATTGAAAAACGTCTTAGAATTTCCTAGTACCTGCATTACAAGGAGGGTCTTGAGTTGGTTAGTAGAGTCGTACCGTCCTTTGTCCCCCATGTTCTTTACTATCTTACTTCCTGCCTTTTGTTTTTGGTCTTGTTTTTTTTGAGCCTTAGTTT